TCACCCTGGCCATCTGCGCCTTACCTTCCTTGACGAGCGCCGATAGCTGTCGGCGATGTCCATGGTGGTCAATGAGCGGATGCCGCGCTCTCCGAATGCTTTTTCCAGCCGGTTCAGGCGCATGTGCAGGTTGCGCATGCTCGACTCTGAAAGCTCGCGCTCCAGTAGGATCTGCCGGTATTCGACAACCCATTCACTGAATTTGCGATCTGGCACCGTCGGCTCGGGGGCCATACGCGCCGAAAGGGTGGGAGGGACAACTTGCAGTGCCATGTTGGCGGCGACCGCCTCCGCGATCGCTTTCGCTTTGTCGCTGCCCAGGCCAAACATCCGGCTGCTCACGGGATCGCGGTACGTGTAGTAGGTGACCCCGTTTCGCTTGTCGGTCTTTCTGTAGAGGTTGGGCGGTAGATCCTTTGATCCAGGATTACGCGGCCTGGGCGCCATATCGTGCACTCGCAATTCGATTTACAAGGGAGCTGCCTACAGGAACGCGGGGCAGCGGCTCTGGCTCCTGGTAGCAGGCATCGGCCTCAACATAGTAGCTGCGGCCGTGCTTTACCGGGGCGGGGTGATCAGGCCCTCACGGGCCCAACGGCGAAGAGTGTTGCTGCTGGGCGGCGTTCTGAAGTGATCGTGCGCCCATTCGTCGAGTGTGACTTTGCACATGATGGTCTCCACGCCGCCGGTGGCGGCAGGTTGGTGGTCAGTCGACCTGGTAGTAGACGTAGCAGTCGACGCCTTGAGCGGTAAGCGACTTGTGCATGGCCTGCACTCCAGCGCTGTGCTGGTTGCCCTGACCTGGCCATGGGGTGTCCAGGTGCAGGCCTTGTCGGTGGTAGCCGTGCTTCTTCTGGATGTAGCCAGGCAGGCCGTGGTCTGTGCCCAAGCGCATCCCGGGCACCGGTATTACCACCCGATCAAGGTTGGCGCTCCCTCCGTCATTCGTGCATGCGGCCGCAGCGGCTTTGCCTGCCTCAAGAGCGATGGCAATCTTCGGCCCAAGGGCCTGCAGCTCTTCCTTTTTCATGGCAATAGCTCTCCATGCCCGCGCATGTCGGCGGGCTTGAGTTGTAGGTAGGGGTCAGGGTCTTGCGATCAGGTATTCAGCGTTGCGCTCGAGCAGGCCGGCACTGGAAAGGTCAAGGTTCTTGCAGTATGCGGCGTGGTCTATCTCGTGCGGTGAGTGCCACCGTCCGTCCTGCCACCATCGCCAGTCTTGACCGGAAAGATCGCGCCATGGGCAGCGTGAGCCGACGTAGTAATGGGTTGTACCAGCAGGCGCAGCGCCCCAGTCGGGGGAAAGGGGCGGCTCACTCATCGCGGCCCCCTGTAGATCAGGTAGGCCATGTACATCAGGGGCAGGATCATGGCTGGGCTTCCTTCAGGCTGCGGTCAATCCGTTCGATCTCGGCCAAAATCAAAGCGCCTGCACGCACCAGGTTCTCCCGTCTTCCGCGAGGCTTCCAAGACGCGGTCGGCCATGGCCACAGCGGTGGGCAGTTCGGAGTTCGGCCCTCTTCAGCAGGCGGTATTAGCGCGTAACAGGCCGCAGCATGAGCAAGCTCCTTGTTGCGATAAGAATCGTCACGCAATGGCTGGTAGCTTCGTCGTTCACCTGGCGCAGACGTTCCGATACCACGTCGCGGGCCGCCGCAGGCATGCCGTCTTGGCACTTGAACTCGACTGATCGAGCCAGTCTCTCGAAGGCGTTTTCGTTCACGCCGAACGCAAGGGCTTCTTGGCACGCACTGCTTGCAAGATCCAGCAGTGCGCATTCGTCTACCAGCAGGTGCTGGCGCATCTTGTTCGCTTCCGTCACAGCTCATACCTCTCATCAATCCAGCGCCCAGGCGCCAGAGCGGTTGTAGGTTCGGGTTGGGTTTCGTTCGGGGAGAGCTGGCGCTCGTTGCCGGCCTGCAGCTGGCTGTCGGGGATGCAGCTGATGCCGACCCCATTCAGCAGGTAGCAGGTGACGCCGTGCTGGCTGTCGTGCTGCACGTCGATGACGTTCTCGGTTGCGCTGGCGCCGGTGGCCAGCAGCAGGAGGCAGAGGGCTAGGCGGGTCATGGCTTGAGCGCTCCATGCCCTGGTCGATCGCGCGGTCTAGCGAGCCTTTGACAAGAATGTCCTCATGCTCGGCGTAACCGCAGATGATGGGAGGCATGTTGTATTCGCTGCCAAGATCTTCCTGGCCGTCGGGGTCGCGCAGCCACCGGTACCGCTGGGCGTCTGGGCGGAGCGCTTGTATCTCGCTTTCCAGCTGATTCACGTGGCCGAACTCGAAGTCTTCACGCTGGTTGTCAATCAGGCGCAGGTCGATGTGGATGCTGTCGGACCAAACGCCTTCGTCGTGGTCGAACCGCTCGCACCAGAATGTTCCTTCTTCGTCACGCTTGGCGAGTGTGAAGCTGTCGTACGGCCCGCCGTAGGTTGGGACCTGGCGGCCATCGGCGCGCTCGATCCACATGAAGAACTTGCGCCCGGTGATCGGGCATTCGCCCGGGCACCACGGTGCCGCCTGCTTTGACTTGGGCATAGCGCTTCCTTGGCCGCCATATCGCGGCAGTGAATAGAGGGGAGAGGGAATTGCCGATTGTCCGATTCAGCTCTCAGATCGGCTCGGCGGATTTGCGTAAAGCTGGGTGTTCGCTATGGTGGCAATACAACACCTAACTACAACTAAAGTCGTAGGAGATCTTCATGAGAATACGCGGTGATGTTTTCTGGTCCTGGGCTGACCCGACGCTTCACCACCGCACTCATGACGAGACCCTGACCGATGGGACATATATCGATGTCCAGGTGCGATTGTCGCGTACAGGCACGACGCAGATGTTCATCGGGGTGTATGCACCAGGCGGGATGGCCATTCACGAGGAGGCCTTTGATTCTCGGCCTGGCGAGTCGATGACCAGGGCCCTTGCTTGGGGCGTGGGCCGTGCCCGCCGCGTTGCGGCCGAAGGCGCTCATGCAGCTGACCTGCTCGCCGCTTCAAAATAGAGGGGGAGAGGGGTTACAGCTTGGGGGTACAGATGTTCTCTTGCGGGGCGGAGTCTACCGCGCGCATGAAGGCCGCCATATCTCCCATCTGCTCGACGATGAAGCGCTCTTCATCAGCGGCGGCAGCGATGATCCTTTCTCGGCGCTTCTTGCAGAGCAGGCAATCGACTTCGGTCCAGTCGCCTGATAGCTCGCTGGCCTCGCCCAGCCAGATGCCGCAAGGCGCCTGCTCAATGTCTTCCAAGTCGGTGGATGGTGCGAAGTGCGTCTTCACGACTTCACCCGCGGCTCTGCGCTGGCGGATAAAGCGTCAGCGATGCGGCGCAGTTCGTATGCGGCGTCCTTCAGCCTTGCGTCAGCAACGTCAACGGCATGATCGACTCGCGCCCTGGTCATCTTCTTGTCTTCGTCCTGAAGGTCTTGAAGAGCGAGAAACGGCGCGCTGATTAGGTGAGCCGCCATTCGAATCAGCTTGCCTGAGTTGTCGCGCAGCAGTGCATCCCGCTCCTCCAGCTGGGCACGCAATTTTTCAGCCTCGCTGGTCATTCGAACAAATGCATGATCGGACTCGACAAGCTCAGCCTTCATCCGCTCAACCTCGGCAGGTTCGGCGTGGGTGTAGAGCGGGCCCATGGCGGCGATCACGCGCAGGCACTGGTTCCAACCGGCGGCGATGACCTTGCAGCCAGGAAGTTTTGCGGGCAGAACTACTGGTTCGCCCTGGTGCTGCTCGGCAGGTGCGGCGCCGGTCAGCGGCCCCACACCAACAATTGGCAGCCCAGTCGCCTCTGCATCCCGCTCTGCCTCTTCTTTGGTCCACCAGATGGCAGTACCAACCATCCAGGCTATCGGCTCGGGGTGTGGCTGCGTGACTGCTTGGCCGAAGCCCTCGCAAATGGCCTCCCAAATCTCGAAGGCGCCGCCGCCGCAGACGCGCGCTCGGTGAGCGATCAGTTCTCCCAGGTCGTCGGAAAGTTCGCGAGGGAAGCGGACCATCTCGGCGTTGCTGGATCGGTTTTCTGTGGGCATGGGTAACTCCGGCTCAGGCGGCCTTGTGGCTTTCGGGTGTCCAGTCGGCCCAGCCGATAACTGGCATTCTGGTCTTGGGGCTGAGGATCTTCTTGCCCTTCTCGTCGAGCAGGGCGGCTTTGCAACGGATCTTCAGGTCTCTGCATGCGCCGGCCTTCTTGGCCAGCTCGATGAACTGCCTCGCGTGCTGCGGGGTGTCGAACAGGGCGCTGAGCTGCTTCACCTTCACGCCGGCCATGATGGCGTCGGCGTTTCGCTGAACGGCCTCAATCCACTCTTCGAGCGTGATCTCTACTGGTGGCACCCCGGGCTTGCCGCTGGGCCTGGTGTTCTTGGTGCTTTTTCGGGCGTCGGCAAGCGCCTGGGCGGCGGTCATGCCAAAAACTGCGAACGTGCTCATGGTGATCTCCAGGCAGGCGCCGCCCTCGCCGGGGAGGCGTTATCGTTGAATAGGGGAAGGCGCTGGAGGGCAGCGCTGGGTCAGGCGGCAGCGCGAACTTTGAAGCTCAGCATGGCTGTGGCGTCGTCGTTGAAACACTCGGCAAGGTCTTGATACACCCGGTACTTGGCCTGGCTGCGGGTAGCCGCCCACACGCGCTGCACGTAATGGCGGGCATCGCCCAGCATGTACTTGACGTCATCCCAGTCGTACATGCAGTTGGTGAGCACTTCCCACTCCTTGAGCGGAAGCTTCTCGGCCATCTCGCCGTACTGCATCTCCCAGGTCGGGTGGTAGTTGCGGATGCGCTTCTTCGGGTCGCTGTCGAGGATCACGCCGATGTAGTGCCCCCGGTCGGCCATGATCACGCCGGGCTCACCGTTGGCGATCACGCGTCGCCCGATCTCGGCCGGCACGTCGTAATGCCGGCGAACGTAGTCGCAGTTGAAGTTGCTCATGGCTTTCTCCATGCATGCGCCGCCCTCCGTGGTCGGATGCGGCATAGTGGCAATTTGGTTTTGGATGGGGTATTACGGGTGACCGGTATGGGGCCGGGCTATTTTTGGAGCACGGAAGTGGCTGTCGTTATCACGTTCGATTTGACCGATTACAACCAGAATGATCATGGTCGACTCAAGGCGATGTTTGAGCGTTTCGGCTGGGAAAACCTTGGCGGCACCGCCTATCGATATCCTCGACTCGGCACGGACGATCAGCCTGTAGAAGACTGGCTAAACCATGTGTTCCAGCCTTATGATGTTCCGAGCCTATCTGACTAACCATCCTGAAGTGACTTTGGAGCGGTTTACGATCGACACAAATTCTTCTTCCGGATACAACCCGGCAAGCGGCTTCGGCACACCTCCTGTAGAAGGGCGAGAAGCAGCCAACTACGAGCCTCGACATCCAGGGCATTTTGGACAGCAAAATCTCTGGGACTGGCTGGACAACATGCCATATCCTTATTGAGGGTGACGGTAGAACTCCTCACCTGGATCTCGCTTAAGCTCAGCCATACTGGCCGCATCGAACTGACGCGCTAGTTTTGGCGAGATGTAAAAAGCTGGCGCGTCGGGTCGTTCAAGGCGACGCGCCCGCTCCTCAGAATCCTGCGCAATCCACGACAAGGCCATGTCCTGCCACAGTTCCTGAACCTGCTTGTAGCCGTGACGCTTGAGCTCGGCCGCGAACGCCTTCTTGATCCCAGCCGGCATCGTGATTGTCACATCCTCGATGCCCAGCTTCTCGGCCTTCGCTTCTCGCGCGCCCGGTAATCCGCAGAGTGCCTGGCGGCCGCTGTCTTCTCCTCGGCCATAGCCGATACCTCCCAAGCCGCTGGGCGGCAAATTGATGTGCTGCTGGCGCCGGCCGTGCCGGACGCGGGCGTTGATGCGCTTCATGGTTTGCGACTGGTCTTCTTCTCGGCAGTGGTCGGGTAGCTGATGCTGAAGTCATCCATGATTCGATGAATCAGCTTGTAGGAGATGCCCATACGGCGTATCGCCTCTGCCATCGTCACCCCAGCGTCGCGGGCGGCGATGATTCGTTCGGCCAGAGCCTTGTCTTGCTCCGGGTCTCCGAGCTTCCTGCCAAGGTTGCCCTTGCCTCGATTAGGGTTTGGCTTGAAGTGGAAGCCGCCGTCAGCCGCTGCTCGGTGTAGCGTCGACTGCGACAGCCCGGTGTGTGCCATTACTTCTGCGCAGCACATCGTCTTAGTCAGCACCCGAACCTCAGCGATCATCTTTTCGCGGCGGGTCATTGTTGCTTCGCCCTTCGGCTCGGCTGATGCGCGGATCACCTCAAGGTCGCGGTGTGGGCGATGAGGAACGTACTTGCCACCAGGCAGTTCCTGCACGGCACCGCCCTTCGCGAAGAAACTATCGATGCTGGCATTGAGCTTGGCCAGTACCGATTCACGCTGATCGGGAGTAGGCGAGCCGTTCATTGCATGCGGCCTTGCTTGCTGGCCGCGCCTGCCTCCATCGCGTCAACGAACTGCAATGCCGCCCGGTAGCTGTAGGCAAAGCCTTGCTTGGCGCCGGTGGCGATCTCGATCACATCCCAGATCTTGCCCTTTCCAGATGCCTGATAGCGCGGTGTGCCATGGCCTATCTTGGCGAAAGCTTCGTCACGAGCTCCTGGGTGCGCGCCAGGAGCGCCTTGAGCGTGTCCACCTTCTCTTGGAAGGCCGGGTGCATTGTTGTCTGCATGGATGATCCTCGGGTGGGTCAGGCGTGGTATTCGAAGGCCTCGGCCTTACGAACGATTCGAACTTGTGCGGTGCGGCGCTCCGGCGCACGGCGATCGCGGCGCATGGGGTCGCTGTCGTCGATCACCGCATGCATGGCGATGAGCCGGCGAGGGCGATGCAGAGCGGGCTGATGATCTGTTGGCGCATGGCCTTGGTGACCGCTTCGATGCGGCGTCCGGCCTCCAGCTTGAACAGCGCGGCCTCGATGCGGTTGGCAACGGTGCCGGGGCTGACCGCCATTTCTCGGGCGATTTCTTTGGTGGTGAGCCCTTGGGCCACCCACAGCAATGCTTCGAGCTCACGCGGAGCCAGCGCCTTTCCGAGCTGGCCAGTCCATGAGCCGCAAGTGATCGTTTCCATGAAGTGTCCTCGGTGGGCTGCATTGGTCGTGACGCTCGCTGCCGTGTACCTCCCGGACCAGGGGAGGGCGAACGTCACGACCAATTCAGCCGACGTAATGTGCATGGTGGTGAGTGTTAAGATCTGTAAAGCGCAAGAGCGTGCGCCTTAAGGACTGCATCGGTGTGTGATCTGGCCGGTGCTGATCTCCGGCATTGGCGCCTAACTCGATATGCCTCAGTAGCTGCCAAGCGAGGTTCGATTTGCGCATCAGCCTGCGCATCCAGATCACACACCGATGCAGCCTGGCGATGGGGAACCAGGTGGATCGGGCAGTTTTCGTCAGGCTGACGTGGTGCTGGTTGTTCAGATGATCGCCGTCAGGGTCTTGGAGCCGTCGGCGTTTACGGTAGTAAGGTGCGCCACCGGCGAGTTTTGCGACCTATGGCCCTGGCAGATGATCGCGTTGGCTTTGGCGAAGCGCTCATTGAACTTGCCATCACCATCGGGAAGGTTGGTTGAGCAAACCAAGCTGGAGCAGTCCTCGCCGTTCGGACCCTCGCCATCGTGAGCGATGTCGAAGCTAGCCTGCATTGCGATGCCCTTGTCCTTGCAGATGGTGATGATCTGCTGCATCAGCGGGCTGATCTGCTCGTCGTAGATCTCTTCTTTGTTCACGCTATTTCTCCCAGTGGATTCCCCCTGATGCGCCCCGCTTGAGGCGCACCGGGGAATCGTCTGGCGTCACCGCCTCAGATGGCAGCTCTGCGCTCATTGCGTTGGCCTTGGGCTTCCCTCGCATCGCCTTCAATCTGAATACGGCGGTGGTCGTTGGGGATCGTGTTGCTCCGCGCTTGAGTGCAGCCCTTTGGCCGGCTGAGTAGGGCACGTATGCGCGGATTGCCGACCCGTTTTGTCGGCTGGGCTTAATACTTCATTGTCAGGATCCTCCTATCGTTTTTGATCCTATCCATGCTCGTCGCCGGGTATCCCCACCACTGCCTGCTGCAGCTACTGGCTACGCATCAGGTGGCTCGCATGGTTTGGCGTCCTCCCATGTGGGAGTCCGGCAGCTATCCAGAGGCTGCGTGGTCGACGACTTAGCTTGTCCCGACCCAGGTAATGGCCTGGGTGCGTCGAGGTGGTCACGTCTGGTTGTGTAAAGAGCGGTAGCCGTTGATGGCCGCTGCAGCCTTGTCAGCGCTGCGTGAGGCAAATTTAGAAAACTAAACAGATCGCGTCAAGATTTATTTTAGAAATCTAAACAGATGAGACGAACGGCCTTCGCTCGAAGTGATGCAAAGTCAAGACTTCCGGCTGCGGTAGAGATCAGATAGGCTTATGTGGTCCCTGTATGGATATACAGTAATTGGAGATTCAGATGGCAAAGCCCCAGAAGCAGCAGGAGAGAGCGGTTATGTCGGGCGTGGAGCGCCTGAGCCTTCGGGTGTCATCAATGATCAACCACCCCGTCGCACAGCAGCAGCGATGGGTGATCGTTCACCGCCTTGATACTGATGGCGACAGGGAATGGGAGGAGGTGACGGGGGTTCTCAAGGATACTGATGGGATTGAAATGGAATTCAACGAGGAGGATGCCTCGGTAACATTGCGGTGGGAGGCGTTCTCGGATGAAGACCCCCAGGCAGAAACTCACGACGAGTTTGTCGCTATCGAGGAGCCTGCGCCTTTCTGACAGGCACAAAAAAGCCCGCGGTAGCGGGCTTCTTGGCTGCAGCGCTTACAGGTTTCATGCTTTCTTGGCGTTCCATATCAGCAAAACCTTTGCATGGATCGTCACATCATCGATGCGCGCAGTCTGGTTCTCGTAGTGTTTGTTATCCGAGATCAGGCGGAAGTGGTCTTCGTCAAGGCGCATCAGTCGCTTGATGTAGAGCTCCTGGTGCCAGGTGATCACGTAGATACCTTCGCCGATGAACTCGTTGATCCCTCGATCAACAATGACCAGGTCTTTGTCATTGATCGTGCCTTCCATGCTCTGGCCCCAGCCAGTAATCATCGCCAGCGCAGAGGGAGCGGTATAGCTAACTCCTTTCTCCCGAAGGATCTCCTCGCGCACCACCAAGTTGCGGACCGCCTCATTGTAATCGGCCGGTACCTGGCCGTGGCCCATGGCAGCCCGAACATCGTACTGGGGAATCAAGATCTCTTCTTGCGTAGGCTTCAGGCATGAGTAGGCGGCCGGTAGGTACTCCTGCCCATGATCTGGACTGTCTGCTTCAGCTGCAGCCGCGATCATAACTTCACGTGCTTTCTCAGAGAGATTCTTCCCAGCTTTGGAGGCAAGCATCTGCGCTACTAATTCTGCGGTGGTAGACGCAGCGCTCACAGGCGAGTTCTCGTCCGTAGGCTGACCCGTGCCGTCCGACAGCCACTCCGCTGAGCACTGAAGAGCCTTCGCCAAGGCGAGCAAATTCTTGCCCTTGGCACCATTTGTTCCGTTGATCCAGAAACTCACGGTTGCCTTGGACACGCCAGACAGCTTGCTCAGATCGGTGGAGCTCAAGCTGAGCTCTTTCATGCGCGCGGTGACGCGGTCTTTAAATTCCATATTTAGGATTCTAAACCTTTGAGTGTTTAGATAACTTGCCTTGTACTGTTAAGAACTCTAAACTCGCCGAAGATATCGGAGAGACATCAATGACCTTTGACGAAGCCCTGACCCATTTCCGAACCGGCCGCGCCATCGGTGACGCTCTCGGCGTTTCCAGCAGCCGGGTGTCCCAGTGCCGGGCCGCTGGTGGTTTCTCTTACCCAATGCAATGCGTTCTGGAGAAGGAGTCAGGCGGGAGGCTGATCGCTAGACGACAAGACGTCCCAGGCGTCGACCCGTTGAAGAGCGCCGTTTGACGATGGGAATTATGCGAGGTCTGGCATTACGCCAGTAGATGACTGAAACACCTGCGAATCCATCCAGTACCTGAATCGCAGACGAAAAAAAACCGCCTGGCAGGGCGGTCTTCTTGAAACAACATCGAGGTGAATTATGCACCGCACAGACGATGCAGGCAATACCGCGCATTCCACGTCAGGTTTCGGCATCTCGCCAAATCTGACGCGTCAGGCAGTTAGTCATGGAGGGCGTTCGTAATGGCTCGTATCCGCACTATCAAGCCTGAGTTCTGGACCAGTGAGCAGGTCATGGAGTGCTCGGCGATGGCTCGACTCCTGTTCATCGGGATCTGGAACTTCTGCGACGACGCAGGCAACCATCCGATGTCCCCCAAGACCATCAAAGCTCTCGTTTTCCCTGGCGACGACATCACTGCGTTAGCGGTGGAGGGGCTGCTCGCTGAGCTGGTATCGAACCGACTGATCACCATCTACGAGGCGGCATCGAAGCAGTACCTGCATGTCAATGGATGGCACCACCAGAAGATCGATAGACCTACCGTAAAGCACCCTGAATTCGTTGAGCCTTCACCGAACGCTCACCGAGAAGTCGGCGAAGGCTCGTCTAGCGGTGCTCGAGGCCTCACCCCCGGAAGGGAAGGGAAGGGAAGTAATACACACTCTCCGCGTGAGCCGTTCGCGATGTTCCTCGACTGGATCCCCGACCAGGTGCAGCTTGAGCTTACGCCAAGCGTTCCGGGGTAGCTATCGAGGAGTTCTCGGAAAAGGCTATTTCGGGCTTTGTCGTCCATCACGACGCGAAGGGGCTGGCCAAAACCGAGAGCCAGTGGATCGCCGACCTGGTCGGCTGGAGAAAGCGTGACCTTGCGAATGCAGCGAAGGTCGTTCCTCTGCGGTCGGGATCTGGTGGCCAGCAGCTCGACGACAGTGATACGTCGTGGATCGAGCAAGGAAGCGCCCAATGAACCAGTTGCGGTTGTAACTCATGGCCTGTGGGCCAAGGTTCAGTCCGGCCAGCACGTCTCTGCTGGATACGAACTGCCCGATAACGTGAAGGCAGAACTCAACCGGAAGACAGCGAAGGTGATCAACGATCTGTTCCGTGATCTGCGATCGATCTGCACCGCCTGGAAGCAGGCTTGGCCAGACCAGGCCACATACGACGCGTCCAAGCAGCAATGGCTGACCGCTTTTCTTGAGGCCGGCATCTGCAATCCCGAGCAGTTGCAGTTTGGGCTGATGCGCTGCCGCCAGTCGGGTGCAGCGTTCATTCCGCCGCCCGGGGAGTTCATCCAGTGGTGCCAGCCGTCGCCCGAAATGCTGGGCCTCCCTGCATTGGCGGCCGCTTTCCGCGAAGCGACTCGCAATGCCCATCCTGCGATGGCTGGCAGGGGCAAGTGGAGTCACGACGCGGTATGGCACGCGGCCAAAGAGTGCGGTTTCGAGAATCTCAACAAACTGCCGTCCGATGCTAGTTCGAAGCTGTTCGAGCGCAACTACAGCATTGCGGTTCGTCGGCTGATGTCTGGGGAGCCGCTGCAGAAAATGCCACTGGCGCTTCCCGCTGAAGTTGCCGCACGCAGTACCCCACAAGTTGGAAATTCTGCCTTGGCAGCCATGCGTGCTCGCTTGGCAGGCCGCTGATCAATCAACCTGCAAGGAGGCGACCCTGTGCGCCAAACAAAACTGACCAAGGCCGCCTGCGGCCGGGAGTGCCAGGTGCGTATTCCTGGCGTCTGTAACGGCAACCCGGAAACCACCGTCCTGGCGCATTACCGCATGGCTGGCACCTGTGGCGTCGGCAGCAAGCCGCATGATCTGCAAGGCGCCTGGGCATGCAGCACTTGCCACGATGCCTGTGACGGGCGTAGCAAGTCTGTAGACCGAGAGACGGCGCGCCATTACCACGCTGAGGGAGTGATGCGCACCCAGGCGATCCTTCTGGCTGAGGCGGTGGTGGTCGCATGAGCGCGACTCGGGAAGTGAAGTTGAGCGAGGCCGAGGTTCGCCGGCAGGCCGCCGACAAGTCGGTACGTGACCTCCGCGATCCGCGTCACCCGGGCCTGTACCTGCGCTTCTGGAGCAATCGCGAGCGCGGCACCTGGCACCTGGTGCGCGGCAAGAAGTGGGTGCCGGTAGCCCGCTGGCCTGACCTGACCGTTGCCGCGGTGATTGCCGAGCTGCCCGTACTGCGTCAACGCCTGCTGCGCGACCCAGCCACCGCGCCGGTGGCTTCGGGCATGGACACCGTGGGTCAACTTCTGGACTGGTACGGCGACCGGATGGCGCGAGACCGCTCGCTGTCGGTGAAGCGCAAGGCCGGCGCCCGCTCTGCCATTGCCCAGCACCTTAAGCCGCGATTAGATGACCTGGCCGTGGCCGGCGTGAATGCCGATGCGCTGGACAAGCAGCTGATGTGGCCGTGTCAGGCCGAAGTGTCGCTGTCCTACCTGCGGCAGATGTTTGCGCTGCTGCTGACCGCCTTCCGCCAGGCCCTGCAGCTTGGCCTGATCGACCGCAACCCGATGGCGGGTATGCGCTTCAACGACTTCACCAAGGCCAAGATCCTGCCCAAGGCGCCCGCCTGCGTGATGTGCAACTGCCGGAACTGATGCAGCAGCTGGCCCAGGCATTCGAAACGACCCCGGGTGACGCCATGCTGGCCCTGATGATGCTGGCCCACGGCACCCGGATCGGCGAGACCCGCATGGCGCGCTGGAACGAGATCTCGCTGCTGCGGCCGAGTGGTTCATCCCCGCGGCCAACGCCAAGACCCGCACCGAGCACCGCCTGCCGCTGACCACCCAGGTGCAGGCACTGCTGACCCGGTACCGGGCCATCCAGCAGGCCGAGGGCTACGAGGGTGTGTACCTGTTCCCGAATCGCCGCGGCCTGTTCCTCAGCGAGACTCAGGCCAGCAACGTGTTCAAGCGTCTGGGGCGGGGTGAGTGGACCAGCCACGACCTGCGCAAGGTATCCCGCACCACCTGGACAGACCTCGGCATCGACGGCCACATCGGCGAGATGCTGCTGAACCACAAGCTGGGCAAGATCGCCAGCACCTACATCCACACCCAGGCCATGCAGCAGCGCCGCGCCGCGCTGGAGAAGTGGCACGCCTGGCTTGATCGGATCGGTTTTGCAGCCACCCACGGCCTTACCAAGGCCTTATTTGAAATTTCGCAGAATTCGCCAGAGGCCACAGCAGCCGTGGCGCCAAACGACCTTACCGCATTTGTAATTAGCGAGGATTCAAAGTGACAGGGAAGAGCCACGGCCCCGCCTTCAAGAAGGCAGTGATCGAGTTGGCTCAGTGCCCTTTGTGCCGTGGGAGAGCGGTCACCAAGGGTGTGTTCTACGAACTGCCATGCGACCACTGCAACGCCTCGGGCTTTGTGGCGGCTGCAACTGGCGAGGCCCTGGCCCTGAATGAACTGGTGACCCAGCTCAGCATGGCCCTGAAGGCCGCGCACCGGCAGATCGAGCAGTTGAAGAACCCTCAGGCATCCGGGCCTGAGGCTACATATCAGGGAAGCAACCAGCGCGGCGCTGGCGGCACCAACTACACCGGGGATTGAGGGGGAAGGATATGAGCAACGTAGAGAAGTCGGCTGAATACCTGCTGGAGCACTGGGGTCGCTGGGTTGTGCTGGGCTCTGGCGTTTCGTGCTGCGCATCGCGGGAAAACACCATCCTCGATCCGATGATTACGGACGATGATGCGCTGTTCATTGATCGCCTGGTCGGGCGGTTGAGTAAGCGTTACCCCGAATGTGGCCAGGTCATCATCAAGTACTACACCTCCCGCGACACCTCGCTCAGGGATGTTGGCAAGAAGCTTGGCTTTGGTGAGGAGAAGACCCGCCAGCTGTGGAAGGCAGGCGTGGCCTGGATCGATGGTGCGATCGATATTCGTCGTGAAGCCGCTTGA